AAGAGAGGAGAAATTACTTATTTCCATAGTTAAAAACAGACAGTAAATCTACTACTTCTGAGTTTACCCCATAGAACACCTCATCAAAAAATTGGGCTGTAGATGCTGCTTCCTCAGGATTGTTGAAGTTACACCTAGCAGTTCTCTTCTCTACATCAGTCTCTATGCGGAATCCCTTGTTGTCTGCAATCGTAAAATGTACCTCTTTCTTACTTTCATCACCGGTATAGTATGGTTTTACAGGCGTCTGCTTGACCACTACATTACTTCCTGTTGATTGATAAAAGGCCAGACGCTTGAACAATTTCGACTGTGAGATTTGGCCTTCCTGATAATTATTCAAAAGGATTCTAACCTCACCGCCAGCTTCGATAAAATCACTTAATGCTTCAATGTATTCATCCTTAGATCCGACATGATTACAGAGGTTAGCCGCAAAGATACGGATAACCTGCTTCGCAGATCTGAAAAGTTCTACAAGTACGACCAACGCCTTATCCTCGTCCGAGTTGAGGAAAGTACGATTTATTCCGTTTCCATTGTCTCCATGAGCCAAAGACACAACAAACTGCCGATAGTCATCTATCGTCACCTTGGGAAAACATTCGATATCCATAAGAAAAAATGTAATTGTTTACTCTTACTACTGCCCTATTTTGTTGCAAAGATAATGGATTTCCGCCAATTATGCAAGTGAATCTTACTATTTTGGCCATAATTTAGATAATGTCTAAATATTCAAGCAAAAAACGCTAAAATCTTCACAGATTCTGAGCCTTTTCATTCTGAGCCATTTCAATCTTTGGTTTTAAATCAAATATAATTCCGCTGCAAAGATAAACATTTTTCCCGACAGGAAAGCACTGTCGGCAGACTTTTTCGTTTTTCACCCAAAACAGGAGGCAATCGCCCTCAACGCATGGCAATTAGCACCGTTTTTTCGCTCTGAGCCCCGAATTGCCATTTTTTGAGGTGGCAATTCCGGGCGTTTTTTATCAAAATTCCACGGTCGCTAAACACAGAAGCCGCATAAATAGAGGCCTTCCGACGTGAACGAAAAAGAAAACTCATCATTTATGCCCCAAAACACCCCCCACCGCCCTAAACTTCCGCGGCAATTGCCACCCCTTCGAGGGCGGAATATGTAAGGAAATTTCACCTAATATCGATTTTTGTCTCGTTTGGATTCAGTCTGTGTCCATTCGCGGTCGTGGCTCACTCTGAGGGAGACACGAAAAAGCCCCGGCCATTGCTGGTCAGGGCAAACTGCTGATGAAGCGATGTCGTCAAACAATAATATCATTCAACAGCCAAGAGTTGACGGCCTATCTCATGCATACCCTCCACGATGCGCTGCCGCTGCTGTGGGCGAGGATGCTTCAGGCCGTTAGCATAGTGGGAAAGCTGGTGCTGGTTGATGCCCGTGGCATGGCTAAGGGCAGCCAATGTGTAGTACGGCTCGTATGCGCGTAGGATGGTGGCCACGTCGAGCAGATTGTATTCAAACTCATAGTCACCATCGCGAAGCCACTGTGGAACGTCCTCCCCATCGGCAATCATACCTTCCACATGGAAATGCAGAGTCTCAGGAACCTCACGCTTAAGTTCCTCGAATGTCTTAGCGGTAAGCACCACAGCTCCCGGCACGTTATCACCGAGAGATGCGCCGAAGTTCTTATCGCACCACTGTACGTCTACCTTGATTTTTTCCATAGCTATTCTTCTTTTATATTAGACCAAAATTGCTTATCTCATAGGCAGGAGTGGCTATTTCCACCCTGCCTGTTTCCATATACTGTTTAGAAGGAACTGACTCAACACCTCACTCATTGCACCTCTCACTGTCACTTTTCCTTGTTTCGTGGGATGCTTGAACTGTCTGTGGTCACCCTTTGTTGTTTGGAGATACCAACCGTCTTTCTCTAGCAGTTCTATTACCTCTCTTACTTTGTAGCGTTTCATTGTTACAATGATTTATTGTTTGACCATGCAAAGGTAACAAAAATAATACCATCTACCAAACATTTTCTAAATAAAAGTATCATTATTAATACTTTTTAAAGAATTTAGGATCTTCACTCCAGCTCAGGTGAGCCTGATAGTAGGCGCACTGAGCGATTGGATGGCAACGGATAGTCCGTTCAAAGAAAACGGCTAAGCATCAATCGGCCTATCCAGGATAAGTGAACAATATCAAAAAACTTGGGGGCTGACTATTTCATGAAAGAACCGAGACCACCCATCTTGAGCTGCACCCTGGGGAATTTCTCGCAGCCGATGCAGATGGTGTCGAAAGCGTCGGATCCGTCCGTGCGGTACTCCAGTTTGTCTTCTTCGGTCTCTGCCAATTTCTCACCACGCTTATCTTTCTTGCCGTTGTAGGTGCCAGCCGTCTCGATGGATATCAGTAGGTCCTCATTGTTGTCTTTGTTGATGAGCACCTGGTGACGGGCACGTCCCAGGAGCATGCGGTTGATGAGCAGATTCTTCTCTACATGCCCCATAGGTTGCCCGATATACACATCATCGACAAGCCAGCTGTGTTGCCTGAAGAACCGCTTGATGGCGTGGGCGAAATCGTCGTTCTGAAGGGCATAGTTGTTTCCCACAAAGGTGGCATCGTAATAGAAGATGACCTTCTTCGTCTTATGGTATCTATAATAGGTGCACACATCATCCACAAGTTCTGGCAGCTTACGGTCATACTTGGTGAAGAATGACTTCAGGATGCGCAGACGCCCGTCGTCGCCCACCTGCCCTACCACGCACCAATTGATGTTGGCATTAGCATCAAATGCGACAATCAGCGGTGAATCTGGATCGATGTCATCATCCATGCGGCAGTCGGCTTTGTGCTTCTTCGGGTCGAAAGAATAATCCAGCGAATCCAGGTAGGCCGTGTTGGGAGCCGAATAGAGGTTCACGTCTTCACGCAGGGCATTGTAGAAACCATCTTGGGCAATGCCGATGCGTTTGCACATGATGCTGGAGAGGAATGTGAGCGGAGGCAGCTGGCGTTTCATCTGCCGGATGAAGTCTTCGCCCAGAACAGCCAGGTTCTCGATGCTGGAGTATTCCTTGTACAGGGTAGCATTGTAGCGCAATACCTTCAGCTGGGCGTCGATGGCCTTCAGTTGTTTTTCGTAGTAAGCCTGGCGCTCCGGATGCTTTGCCATGCGCTGCCTGATGGCCCACCGCTCATAGACGGTGCCTTCGATAACCCGTATAAGTTCAGGATCCATCTGTTTCTCGTAGTCCAGGAACCAAGAACCTTTCTTCGTCACCGGCATATCACAGGTGATGGTGAGTCCGTGATGAAGCGGATAGCCGCCGAAGTACTGCTCATTACCTCGGTTAGTCTGGAAGGTGTCGTTCTTCAGTTTTTCGTAGTCAACGAACTTGGCTTCATCCACGAAGATATGGTCCAGCGACATACCGTTGGAGGCACCTTCCCGGTCCTGCGTGATGAGCTGCACCACGGATCCGTTGTAGAACGATATTGTATGTTCCCACGACTCTGGCGTGAAGATGGGCTTATCCCAATGCAAAGCTTTCCATGGCTTCTTACCTACGGTATAGTGGATGTCGCGCCTGTAACCCAGACGCTCGAAATGCACCACGATGGAAGGGATGACTGAGGTGAGCAGTCTCTTGTACGAAGGGCCAACGAATCCGGTTGTGCTCCTGGGCATGCCCTGAAACACCTGCATCATGCGCATACTCTGCACCATGCCTTTGCCGATACCGCGACCTGCCACCATGGTGAGGAAGCGTGTCATCATGGAGAGCACGTACATCTGTGCGTCGTTGAAGTAAACCTTTTGTTTATTCTTCATCCTCTACTTCCTCATAATCAGTGTATTCGGGCATTTCCTTACTGTATTTGTTTATAAGCCGGGCTTTTCTTTCCCTGAGGTTGGGAACTTTCTTGATGCCCAGTACCGACGGGTCGTCGGTCGGCTCGATCTGCAGCGGTACAATCTCGTCGAAAGCTATCTCAGGCGTGTCTTCCTTGTCGAGCTGGTTTGCCTTGATGAAGTTTTTCTCCAGGGAGGCTACGGCCCGCCAGTCTTTGGCACGTTCTGCGCCACGGATATGGCGCTCATTCATCATGTTGAAACGCCATCGGGCGAAGTCCTTGGTCATGCGCTGGATGTCGCCCAGCAGGATTTCCACCAGCTGTACGTCTTCGTAGGCCTTCGACTGGCTGACCTTGAAGAGCGCCGTATCCTGCTGCACAACCTCGGCCTTGGTCTTGTTGGGGTACTGGAGCCAGAAGGCATACAATCCCCTGATGCGGTGCAGGCGCTCCAGCATCAGGGGATTCACTTTCTGCTCCCGCAGTTCATCATCACTCAGCGGCAGCAGTTCGGCATACTGGTCTATGTTCGCAGGAAGGGACATGGGCTATGCGTTTTCACCAGGAGGCAGCAGTCCGGCACCCTGCAGGCATTGGCGCATCTCATCGGTCATGGGAGCATTGGCAGCCACGAGAATGTCAACACGCTTCTTCAGACGCTCGCGCAGGGAGCTGCTGTCGGCAATATCTTCAGGCTCGCTGCTCTGCTCAAGCTCGGCGAGCCGCTGCAGGTTCTTGGAGATGTAGGAACGGGCGTTTGCTACTTCTTTTGGCTCAGTCTGTGCGACTTCATCAGCAGACTCACTATTCCCGGCTGCTTCCTGGGCTCCAGGGGTAAGGACGTATTCGTCGTAACTCTTGAGCAGCTGCTTGTACTTGTACCATGCGTCTTTCAGCGTCTTCAGCGACTCGTAACGGTCACAGGGCGCTGGCAGATCCTTGCAAGTCTGGTATAGCGTCTTTATCTTCTTCCACAACTCTGCAGCATCATCCCACAGCTTGCGGACATCCTCCGGAAGCTGGTCGTGGTCGGTGCGCTTACCGAGAACGTCTTTTGCCAGTTCCTGGCTTACCTGTGGAACCAGTTCTGCCTCCATGGCCTTCACCTCCCTAAGATCGAGATTGTCCACGAGATACTTCACGTGCTTGCCAAGTTCGTATCTCACTTTCTCGACTGTCTTTGCACGTTCGGGATGGCGGGAAAGTGTGTTGATGAGACCTAAGCGGCCTGGCATTACTTGACGCAGCAGTTCTATGCCCTCTGAAGCCGACTGCGCGTCGTGGGATTCTTTTTGCAGCCACTCCTTGATACGGTTGGCCAATTCACGATTCTTTTCCATTGTCATACAATTTCTGTTAACGAAAAAAGGCACGGTGCCCGGGAATAGAGCGCCGCACCTCCAGCTTAAACCTTATAATCACTATTACGAGCCTTAGGGGTTGGTGGTCTTCACCTCTCCGGTCTTGCCGTTGAGGATAGTACCGTCGAGCAGTTTGATGTCTCCATAATAGAACGGAGCTACGGTGTCCTGACCTTCAAGAACCAGATTGATACCCGTCTGGTTGTCATCACCAGTGGTAGCACCGGTGTTCTGATCCACCTGTACGTCAACCACATCGTCGGGAGATCCTACCAGACGGTAGGGACCTTCTGGCGTGGGAATCAGGAAGATGACATCGTCGTTGATGAGTGCAGAGGCATAGCCGCTGGCTTCCTCGGCACTGCCTGCCATCACGGTGTTGGCCGTATTGGTGAACGACTTCGACGGCCAGTTGCCCTGACTCTGGCACTGCAGGGAGTTCTTCTTGGGTACCAGCTCGGTCTTGAAGAAGCCCGCCTCCGATGCCAGGACGAAGCTCGCCTCAATCACGGCATAGCCGTCGATGGCCGTAGCCGCATCCTTCTGAGGCTTCGGGAAGGTAGTGATATCGCTCTTGCGGATACCGAGCACGTGATTCTTCAGACCAGGCTTGCTGGCCTTGCCGCGGCAAAACTCGATGTCGGCGTAGAGGTTCTTTTCCTCCGAACAACTATTTATCTTTGGCATATCTTACATTAAGTTTGAGGGTGATACAAAGACCGGGAAGGCCGCGCTTTAGGCGCTGACCTTACCGATAAGCAGTTTCTCCTTGCTGATGCTCTCGAACTGACAGCCAAAGAACATGGCAGCCACGAAGTCGAGCAGGAAGTGAGAGTCGAGAGCCTTCTCCACGAGGAAGCGCTCCTCTTCGCCGCGGAGGTTAAGACCGATCAGCACGTTCTCCTTGGTGGAGAGCTGCATGTAACCCTCAGGCACGTTGCCCAGACCGACGATCTCCACATTGGGCTCACCGTCAAGGAAAGTCTTCGTGAAGCCGTTGTTGTAGTTGAGCGAACCGTGCTCTGCGCGGTAGGCGCGTTCGTACATGCACTTGTACTTGCGCGGAACAATCAGGAAACTCTTCTGATCCGTGAGCTTCTCGTCGGCAGCATCCACGAATTCCTCGAAGAAGTCGATGACATCAGCCTCGGTCGGGGCGGCAGCCATCGTCTTCAGGTTGCCCTTGGCAGTAGAGATGTTTCCACCAGTGATTTCTGTCTCGGCAATGGTCTTGAAGCCATTGAAGAGCGTAGCGGTGGTGTCACCGTTTTCATCACGCACGGCGGTGAAAAGATCCTGATACAGATGCTCTCCCAGCCGGGCCATCAGGTAGGCAGCTACCTGCTTGGTGATAGGCACATTCTTCAGACCTTCACCCATCACGATATCGCTACCGTAGATGGAGTCAACGACGGCGTTGGGGTTGAAACCCTTTACGCAGTTGCCCAGATAAGTCTGGAGGATACGGCCCTTGATAGCCACATCTGAGTCATCGTGACGGCGCACCTTGTAGGGAGCGAGCTGCATGTCACCTGACAGTTCACCCACGACCTCCTGATAGCGGATGCCGAATCGGCAGGTCATGTAGGGCAGCACCTTGTTGAGCGCATACACCGGCATGGTGAGCAGCTCCTTGCGGTACTTGACGAACGATTTGTTCAGCGATTCCGGAGTAATCGCAACATTCATGTCTGACATATAAGCTTAGATTTTTTCGCCACTTACGGCGTTATACAATGCACGGGCAGCGTTGAAGTCAACAGCTTCCTCGTCTTCGTCCTGACCGGCATGCTCCTGCTGTTCGCCTCCTGCGGTGTGCTTGAGGTTCTTGATCTCCTCCTGGGCCTCGTCCAGCTTCGACTGGAGGTCTTTCGCCTTGGCCTCGGCCGCAGCCTTGGCTTTGTCGGCGGTCTCCAGGTCGGTTGCCTGCTTGGCCAGTTGGTTCTCCACAGTCTGCACCTGGTCCTCGGTGAGCGTCACCTTTGAGTCGGTGACCTCGATGTCTTCAACCTTCAGGAGGTCGCAAACATTTTTGAAAACCTTTTTCATCGTGTTGGAAAGATTTTTGGCGGGATCGTTACGAAACAGGCCCTTGATGGCATCCACCGTCTTCTGGAGCACACCTTTGTCTGGAGCACCTTCACTGTCGTTATCGGCGGGGATAACACTGGTAAAGGCGGGGAGACCCATTTCTTTTATAATTGAATTGGTAAAATCGTTGTGGATGGAGTTCATGGCCTGCTTGGTGACTTCCTCTTCCATAATCTCATCGCAAAGGCCCCAGTCCTTGGCCTCGGAGTCAGAGAGCCACATGCCAGACTTCATCTTCTGCAGGTTCTCATCTACGGTCTTGCCGTTGCGGTCTGAGTAGATGGAGGCAATCACCTTGTCGATGGTGTCCAGATCCTTGCGGTCTTTGTTCAGCTTCTTGATGAGATCGTCCAGCTGTTCCTTGTTGAATCTCCCCCACTCCAACACGCCGGTACTGGCATTGTGGATGAGCATGAGCGAGTTCTTGGCCATCTTTACGGTCTTGCAGCCCATCAGGGCAATGGTGGCGCTGCTGGCCGTCATGCCGTAGGCCACGCCAGTCACGCGGCCATGGTCACGAAGCATCTGGTACATCTCCAGACCGTCGCTGACGTATCCGCCGGGCGAACAGATGCCAATCACAAGGTCTTCATCCTTGTGACGGTTCAGAAAATAGCACAAATCTTCAGCCGTGGTACCCGACCACCAGCTGCCGATTGTGCCGCGAATGATAAAGTCGTACTTCATTGCTTGCCTTTGTCTTGTTACGGCAAAGGTAAGCAATGGCAATTGCGCGATAAAATACTATATATTATAAGATATCGGGGCAAAAACGGTCTGATGTCCATGTCACGGTGACTTCCCGGGTCTGGTTGTCGGTGGGTTTCGACGGGTGAACATCCTGAAATGTACCCACGGGCCAAGGCCGCTGATCAGAGCCGACAAGTCGTTTCTGACCGTCGGTCAGTTCCACGAGATACGCCTGCTTCGTGCCGGGCTCGAAGTCCTGGCAGGTACGGAAGGTGAGCGTCACTTGATAGACGGTGATTTTATCATCTACCTTTGATGCAACGGTCAGAGAACCGTGGGGAACGACGTTGATACGCTCCCAGGCAATACCTGCTGGAAGGGATACACATGTCTTGGACTTCCGGATTATCGGTGACAGGGATGCACAGCTGGCCACACTGACCGAACGGACTGGTTTTGTTAGGAGGATACTCATTTCTTGATAATATTCGTTTACTTAGTAATCACTTAATCATAACTTCGCAATTCTTCGGAATACTTCGCAATACTTCGGTATTCTTCGGATATTTCGGCTTACTTCGTTTCGGGGCATACTATCCATACGATTTTTGCCCTGAATTAACGTTTTTTACGGTTTTTGTTCTTTTTCTTGAAGTCGAGCCCCTGCTGCATCATCTGATGCTTCCACCTATTAAAACGCTGCCAGAGTGTGTTATCGTAGTCAACGTCGATGCCATGGCGCTCACAGTAGGCATGGATGGCCACGCGGTCGTTCACTTGGTCGCGCACCAGGTAGAGCAGCTCATTCTGCCAGTTGATGGTGAACAACGCCTCAATATAGGCTGTGAGTTCTGCCTTGCCTGTCTGGTTCATGTAGTTGTAGGTCACCGGCGGATGATGCTTCGAATCAGGAATGCAGATAGCCGTCAGCCCTTCTGCTTCCGTTTCCACGGGCACACCCTCCGGCCGACGGAGTGTATTCCGGAGGATACAGGCGTTCTCGCGGCTGCAATCGGGGAACCTCACTGGATTGCCAAACGAATGAACAAGCCACTGTGCAATGAAAGGTTTTAGTCGAATGTAGATAAGGAAATTACTCATTATAAGCACTTTAAAACGCAGCAAAGATACAAAATAAAACGGAATATATCTTCATATTTTAGGAAAATTCCTTGCGTATTAGGAAATTAGAATGAGATTATGTATGATTTTTCCTTACATTTTCGGCACGAATATAGATTAAGCAGGTTTGAATCTGCTTATTTTTCTTTTTTCCTGTTTCTGTTTTTGCCGAAAAAAAGTGATTTTTTGAAACAACGGCTTTTTCGGCTCGCAAATGGCTGATAATCAGCAGCCGAGTCGTGTTTCACTTTTCGGGAGGGGCTTGTTTTAAAAAGGAAACTGAAAAAAAAAGAAACAGCGGAAACGGCCAATCGGGAGGTCGGCGGGCGGCTCCGGCGTTTCAGAAAAGTGAAACAGGCCGAAAGTGAAACGGAAAGTGAAACGAAAAGTGAAACAGCCGTAACACCCTCATTTTTGCATATTTATGCCTTTCTTTCCCCCTCTTGTTTCAAATGTTTCACTTTTTTATGGAAAATAGAAACATTAAAGAAATAGGAAAGGAGGGAAAGCGGCCGACGGGCACAAATGAAGGCCGCGCGCCAATCGGAAATCTTGACACGCGGCCTTACGGCAGGAAAAATGAAACTTATCTAATGGGCTTTCTCAGGGCTCAGAACGGTTCGTCGTCTTTTTGGAATAATACTCCCTCGGTGGGCACCACGTCGAGCTTGGCCTGGTCGCGCTCGTTCTGCTCGAGGATCATCTTCAGCACCTCGCGGTTGGAGCGGACGTAGATCCACTCCACGGGTTCGCCTGAGAGGCCGTCGTCGGAGGTCTTGCGCTTGATGATGTGCCCCGGCTTGGACTGGGCACAGAGTTCGTCTGGATTGAATTCTTCCGTGTAGGAGCAGTATTTCACGAAGGCGCGCATCTTGCGGAAGAACATGTTGGTGGTGATATCCTTCATGTTGTAGTTCACGCGGAAGTCGTTGATGGCCACGTTGCGCTCCACGAGACAGTCGAGCCGGCGCGAGTCGGGGGCGAAGTATTGTGATGCCCACTCAAAGAACTTGTCGGCCATGGTCATGCGGCTGGCGCGCAGCAGGATGTTGTCCATGGGCGGCTGTATCTTCACCCCGGCCTGCACCTGGCACATATAGAACTGCACGCACTGCAGCATCAGGTTGTAGTCGGCGTTCCAGGCGTCTTCGGGATAGGTGTCGCCCAGCAGCTCGCGGTCGAAGTCGTCGCGTATGGTGCGCGTCTCGTGATACTGGTTGTCGTCGGAGGTCATGGAGTGGTAGTAGTCGGAGTTGACCATGTAGAGCATGCGTCGCTCGGATGATCCGTCGAATATCTTGGGCACGAAGTTGGTGGTGAAGGCAAACTTAGGGGCCTCGGAGAAAGGAATGTTGAAGGGGTTGAGGTTCTTCGGGTTCACGGTCAGCGAGCCGGTGATGTTGGAGAAGAACGTGTCGAAGGGGAAATCTCGGTAGAGGTCATCGATGAGCACCATGCGCGTGCGGCGTGTGACGCCTGAGAACTTGAAGTCGCTGTCGGCCAGCTTCTTCTGCTTGCCGTCGAGCTTCAGCGTGTCGATGAGCTTGGGTAGTGCCTGCTCGAAGAGGAACGACTTACCCGTGCCGCCGTTGGCCTCGCCCATCTCGTCGAGTTTCCAGTCCATGGCAAAGGCAGCGTAGGCGCGGCTCTGCATCTTGTAGCCCCAGCCGAAGTAGCCGATGATGAAGAGCTTGTTGGCCAGGCACTGCATCTGCTTGCGGTTCTCCTCTTCGGAGAGCAGTGGGGATGTGATGCAGAAGGGATGTTCCCGACGGTAGATTCGGCGCAGTTCCGGAGCGTCGGGCTTGCCGTCGAAGGGCTGCTCCATCTCCTTCTGCCAGAACAATCGGCTGCTGTTGATGAGATAACCCATGATGTGGCTCTGCGGTGCCCAGGGACTGTCGGCCGGTTGCTCTCCCTCCGGAGCGTCGGGGCGAAGGCTGACGGTCCAATCGTCGCGTCCTGTTTCGGTGTTTGCCGGTTGCCGTATCAATCAGTTTGACGGTTGTGTGTTCAATCCGCTGTTCAAATGCCTTGTAATCCTTCCACACGAAGAACTTCAGCTTGTTGCCGTCGCGCTTGGGTATGAGTTCGATGCCCTGGGCCGTGACGCGCACGGTGCCGTTCTCGAAGAAGAAATACTGCTCGGTGGGCGTATGGCTGGTGAAGTCGAGTTCGATGGCCTCCACCTTCTCGAGCGCCGACGGGCTGCACTTGGGGGAGTCGATGATGAGGTTCTGGATGGCATGGGGCTGCACGTCGCTCAGATTATCCTCATAGCCGGGAATTCGCTCCTTGCCCTGGCTCCAGCGGATGAGGAACTCGGCCATGTCGGCGGTGGTCACGCGCTCGGCCACGTTGCCCTCGAGGCGGATATAGGTGGTCTCGCCGCTCTCGCGGTCGCGCAGCTTGTGGAATCCCTGCAGGCGGAGGAAGTAGAGCAGGCAGACGCTGTTTATCTCGTATTTCTCTTTGCCCGAGGCCGTCACCTTTCGCGTCCAGAACGTGGCGGGCAGTGCCTGGTCCATCAGGCGGTTGAAGGTCTGCTGCTCGTTGTCCACCACCTCGGTAAAGTCCTTGAAGTCCTTGCGGAAGTGGTGGCGGGCGTCGCGGTACTTCTGGAACCACGTGGGCAGCCATATCGTGCGGATGTCCAGGTGGCGCAGCGCATGGTACTGGCCGCGGCGTATGCCGGTCTCGTCGAGGTCGGGGATGTTGTAGATGGTCTGCGCATACTGTCGGATGATGCTTTCCTCGTAGGGCTCCAGCTCGTCGGTCTCGGAGTTGAGCCAGATGGGGAAGCCGCCTAGGGCGCGCACGGCGGCAGCATCCCTTTCGCCCGAGGCCATCACGGCCCCCTTGAGCTTCTCGAAGACGAGCTGCTTTTCTTTGTTGGCCGGGTCGGCGTCGAACTCCTTCTGCTGCTGTGACTTGTATTTCTGATAGGCCATGCGCAGCTCGTAAAGACCGTTGATATAGTTGCGTGGCCGCTGGCCGCTCACCATGAAGCGGTACTGCTTCTTGAACTCCAGTGGCTTGTAGATTTTGTAGAAGCGGTCCTTCACCTCCAGCTTGGCGTCGCTGACGATGCACTCGCGGGCGTAGATGGGGTAGTCGTCGGAAGAATAGTTTTTAGTGATCATTCCGTCCTTGACCTTTCCCACCCACGTGACCGGCAGCCAGTGGAGCTCGTCCATCACCTGCTGGGTGACAAGGTCGCCGAACACCTCCAGCTCGCGCTTCGTGAACTGATGGCCATCGCGCACCTCGAACTGCACCGAGCCTTCGGGGGCGGTTGTCTGCTCACGCTCAATCTTCAGAGGCTTGTTCCGCTCCGGGGTGATGTCGTCGATGGAGAGGTTCAGGTTCGTGACGATCCATGCCACGGCCTCCTTGAAGCCGCTCAGGTGGTGTTCGCGGATTACCCAGTCGAAGCAGTTGCGGGCCTGTCCGTCGTCACCGAAGTCGGTGGCCACCCAGTGGTCGCCCTTCTGCTTGAGGTGGGCGCTGCCCGTGCGCTCGTCCGGACGTATTTTGAAGGCTTTCGACGTGTCGCCCTTTGCGATCACGCGCCTGGCGTCCGGCCAAAGGTAGGCAAAAACGTCGAGGCCGCCACTCGTGGCGTTGTAGATTTTTTGTTTGTCGATCATGATAAGTTTCTTTTTTCCGCTGCAAAATTAGTCGTAATCCCAATGTCGTGAAAAGACGGGGCGGCGGTCAGTCTGTCTGCCAGGTTGCGAGTTCTCCGCATTCGGTCAGTTCCATGATTGTTTTGCCCGTAGCCTTAACGAAGGCCAGTTCCGTCCTGGCACCCGGCGAGTCCTTCCAGTCGGGCAGTAGGCAGATGGCGTCCTTGGTGGCCAGCGCCATCATGTCGCGCAGCAGGGCATAGGCATAGAAGCTCATGTCCTTTGGGTGCACGTTGATTGGATAAAACTCCTTCAGGTGCGTTTGCCATTTCTCATCGCACGGGTTGAACGTCTCCCAGCCTCCGCTCTTCAACAGTCCTTCTGCCTTGGCAAACTTTAGGCTCGTGGCCTCGCTGATGACCTCCTCGCCGATCTTTCCGCTGATGTATACTCTTTTGCTCATTTCCTTCTCGCTTCGATCGTTATTATCCATGGTCTTTTTTTGAGAACATATTTCACTTTGACGCTCCCGGCATTGCAGCTTTCGCCCGAATCGATCATTCCTTTGCCTATTTCACCGCGCTCAATCATATCCCGCAGTTTCTTGATGGCTGGGATTGTGAGCTGCAGTCTTCTGCTATTTCTTTTCTTATTCCTCATGATTTTTTTGTAATACCTTTAATTTTGTTAATTGCAACTAAGACTTCCAGTTTGCTGCGATTAAATGCCTGTTGTCTTAATCTGACAGCCTCACACTCTACATTGAGATTGTTTTCCCTCAGGAATGACATCTGCTGCCAACATTCGTTCTCGTAGCCCTGCAGAGTCTCAACGAGTTTGTCCAGGATATCTTTCTCCTTCTTTGTCATGTCGTTTTGCAAAAATTATCATAGATGAAATAACTACAGCAAAGAACCATCAACGCAAACACGGCCGCAAACAGAATTGCGACAACGATATGGAATGCCACACGCCAAGTGTCACGCTCACATCTGAAGCGGTATCTGTCTTGGTTTGCTTGAATATACAGGTGCCACACTTTCATGTAGTCTTCGTCGTTAGGCTTGGGAAACGGAATTTCCGACGGTTTTAATCTCATAATGCGTTTTATATATGAAGACTGGTTATCAGATTCATTTTCCTGACAAACTTCGTCCTCAGAATGAAGACGTAGTTGTCGTTGTAAGGATTGTCCGGCTTGGCGGACAAGTCAATGATCTTTTCTTGATACCTACCGACATACACACGCTTTTCAAACTTGAAAGGCCGGCAGCGGGGGTACTTCTCCTGCAGTTCTTCCATCTTCTGTTTAATATCTGCAGAGATATCGTTGATACAGTCTTTATGCACTACCGTCTGGTCGTATCTCTTTTCCACATACTTGCCCAATTCAAGGCCCATTTTGTTGACAGACTGATATGTCTGAACTTCTATAAATAACCACGTATCCATAATTAATCTGTTATAGTATTTGAAAATTTAAGTTCTCTTCCAGGCAGGACGGCAGGGCAGCCAGGTTGCGGTGGGCACTTCTTCTGTGATATTTTGTCATAAATAGTTTTTAGACAATAATGGTGCCCGGTTTTACTGGCCATATGTGGCCTGTGAAGTAAATTCTGCATTCCGCCATAAGTATAGCCCGTTGCTTGTGCTGCATGGCCAATACTCGGATAGACATTGCCTGTCTCTATCTCGACAACAGCCTTTTGGTTCTTGATCCCGTCGTGTGGGAGCAATCCCAACCGATGTTGCCGGATCATATTTTCTCTTCGGTTCTGAGCGTACTCTGGTGTCATCTTCCGCTTTTTCCCCTTCATATTGTTGTGCCCCTTTTTGAAAGTCCCGTCCGGATTGCGTATATTGTCAGGTGGCAGTTTCAAGAGAGCAGTATCACCGCTAAAGTATATTGGCATGAAGTCTTTGGAATAGAACCAGTTCAACCCACCGCACAATTTTTGACGGCCGCGGCAGCAGTTCGTGATACCGTCCCTGCTAAAGCCGTACCTATCGACGGCATCTTTGATGCTGTCAAAGAATCCTGCCACGTTGCCATTCGGCCACACGGCAACCACCTTCTGACAACGGCCCGGATAGTCATGGACATTATTCTTGGCTGGTGGAATATTCTTTTTCATCTGCTATTCGAAAATTTAAGTTCACCTTCCTGGATGGCAGGCATCACCTTTAGCCTGGTGTATGCACTGTTTTTGCCGGAACGCACCTGATAGCCCTTGTACTTACGCATCAGGTCGTGCGCCTTCCATTCGGCATGAGGCGACGAGATGGCCTCGCGCTCACCGGTGAGCCTGTTCACGCCAGTTACTACGTACTTCATACTTCACCTACCTCTCTTAGAATCCTGTGGAATATTCGACGCTCAGGCAATGAAGCCCCCTTGATCATCCTGACGATGCCGTCCAGTTCCTCGCGCGTCATGCCCATGAGGTAGTAGAGGCCCTTGTCGTCTTTGTCCACATACATATCACTTCAGGTCTAAGTCCATAGATTCGTCGCGCACGTACTTGAAGCCGTTTACATAGACCACCTTGCGACCATCGCCCGGGTTGTGCGACAAGATCTCGCCGGGAACTTCCTCCACTACCACGAACATACGCGTGTAGGCTCTCCCCTTACTGTCGAATATCACCGACATGCAGCGGTCGCGCTCATTGCGGGCTGAATGTGCCAGCGCGCGTGTCACGACGCCACCTTTGCCCAACATCACATTGTCCAGCTGCAGCCACTCAGGCAATGCCGCTTCCAGTTCTTTTGTTTTCATTGTTCAAATAGTTTATATTGTTTACTTTGTTTCAGAAGGGGGGGGAGGACGCCGATGCCTTTACTTCCACATGGCAAACGTTACCGTTATGCCCGACCTCCCCCCAGAGTAGAACTCTTCTGTAGTTCCTTCGAGGACCGTGGTAGGAACGTTATCTCAAAAGCGACCCGCACCGGGATATTATCACAATAATTACAGGATTTTGCATTGGGCAAGGAGCGGGCCGCAGAAAGCTCATTCTATAAGGGCGAACAGCTCTGCCCTACTTTTGGCACCGGTACGCACCATCGCATTGCAGAAATGGTTGTTCACCGTCTTTGGCGACAGCTTCAGCACATCGGCAGCACTCTGATGGGAGTACCCTTTCTTCAGCAACCGAAGCACACGCATCTCAGCATTACTGATTTCCAGGCGAGCCGGCTCGCAGAACATCTTTCCCCATGGACAGTCGTGATAGATGGGACATGTGCCTTTTTCATGATGCAGCAGTCCGTCTTCCATATCAATCTCTGTCATATCGAGCTTACCGCAGTAGCACAGCAGGAACCGTTCGGCCATACAATATCGTTTGACCAGTTCGTTCTGTGTTCTGTAGATGGAATGAAGAGTTTCATAGACCTTACGATCGAAGTTTGTAGCCACCTTCAGCAGCACCCAGTCGATAATCTCCTTGTCAATGGGGCTCAGACGTCTGGCCTTGCCGTCGGCATATATCCAAACGTGATTGTCAGGACCTTGGAAAAACTCTGTTGCAACCATAGCTTTAGTTTTCGTTCGTCATATCTTCCAGTTCGCGGATCGCTATCTCGACCTGACGATTGGGCCAGTGGCCATTGAGTATCTTGCCATAGACAGAATAATGGGACTGGCCACCGAGAGCCTTACGGATGCGGCTTATTAACTCGTCACGATGAAGGCTGTCCATTGCCTTGTATGCTGCACGCAGACGCTCCGCAAGAACCGCCAAATCCGACTGGGTATTATCACCCATCTTAATTGAATTCTCCATCCTTTTTTCGTGATTTATAAAAATAATTATTAAATTTGTTGGCAAAAATATAATAATAATTCGATTCTTCCAAGACTTTTAGGAAAATATTTCCTATAGTTTATGGAAATTAACCCATTTTAAGACATGAGGTACAAAAAATTCTCCGTCGAGCATCTGAAAGAAGTCCTTAACGAACTAGGGATTTCTGAAAGAGAGTTGTGTAAAAGGATAGGCGGCACTAAAACTCACAACCGGATTCAAGAACTGCTCCCACCAAGATTCGGTCATCAAAAACTAATAGACATAGCGAACGCCCTTGATGTACCCATGGAAAAAATCCTCGAGAAGCAGGACACAAAATCAGAAGTTCCTAGCATTACAGGAAATAACAACAATATCAATTCAACTGTCATCAACCAAGACTTTTACGCTCTCCAGAGCGAAAATGAAGCCCTGAAGCTACTAGTAAAAGAAAAAGATTTGAGAATAGCCGACCTGCAACGGAACCTTGACATGGTCATCGATCTGGCCAAGGCCGGACAAAATTCGGACACATAAAGAAATACAGAATAAACACGCCTGCTGTATGACTAGAAAAGCAAACCATAAGGAGGAAGAGTTAAAATCCTGCCTCCGCAACCAAGCTTAAGAATCCCCATCCGAAATGGATGGGGATTCTTTTTTATAGCCAATGGTGAACCAGGCAAAAGTTCTTAAGCCTGAATAACCACCAGAGATGACAATAAGCCACAAAAAAAAGGCTATCCTTTAAAAAGAATAGCCAGATATACCAAATTGAAATCTCTTAGAGATAACTCATCACCTTCTCAAAATACCGTTGGGTAGCCCTTACACTATAATTCTGACCTCCATTCCAACTCCTGATGGCATGCTCCACATCGTTTTCAGGATTATGATACGATTGTATCAACAAAAACATTTCCTTTGATTTTTTGATGTTAAAGCGATCAGCCAAAGTATAACGCTTCTTACTTTTGCGTGCCTTTAAGATATTGTTGCACTCACGCACCAGAATTGGTGTAATCTGCATAGCTCCACACTGGTTTCCATTTCTCGCATTGCTCTTACCGCCACTCTCCACCTGGATGATGGCAGCCATTACAGGATCCCAGTTAACATGAGAAGATTTCTGTCTTCCTCTATTACCGGCCAAAGCCAAAGAGGGAATCGTCAAAAAAACAATTACGATTAAACATAATACCTTAAATAATCTATCCATCATAAATGATTTTATGGAACCTGAACATTAACATAATCACTATGGTTTATAAAGCTCACGATAATGCCCTCCATACAACAGAGGATACATCACCTCAGTTCCAGTTAATACTAATGAGACTGCTCTCTATTCACGAGAGGATCTATAGTCCCATATCTTATCGGGTGCAAAGTTACAAAAAATCAGATACTTACACAAACTTTATGCTCAAAAGCAGATGTTTTTAAACATATTTTTTGATTTCAATCAAGGAACGCCTATTAAATTAACAAACAAAAATAATGGTATTCATACAATTATTAACAACAAAGAGCCCCAGTTTCGCTAGAAACCGGGGCTCTCTCGTAAAGAAGGCGGCTACCTACTCTCCCGCATTG